AAAGAAAAATGATCAAATAGTATTTGATAAAATAGCCGGGCATGATATTGAAGATAATAAAAATATATATAAAGTTATTACATTAAAAGATGTAATAGCTATATTATAATGGATAGATCTGATTTTATTGAAAGAGGTGAAATTAAAGTTGACTTTTTAAAAAACTATAGATTAGTATCAAGGTGGGCATGTAAAAATAATAATCTTAGCATATCTGATTTAGAATTATTATTTTATTTAGATCCTATAAGCTATTTTACTATAAATGATTTTAAAGATGGCACTATATATTATTCATGGGATAAAACAAGATTTTATCGATTACAAAAAAATGAATGGATAGATAAAGTACATGTAGGTAAAGGTAGAATAGGAGATCACAATAAGTATAAAGTAAGTTATAAAGGTAAACTATTAATAAATAAAATATATAAAATATTAATAGGCGAAGAAAAAATACCTGAATCGACTAAAAGAAATAAAATATTAAAAAGAAAAAGCTATATAGATAAAGTATATAGTGAAGCTATTAAAAAATTTAACAAACAAAAATAAAAACAAATGGCAATTTTAACAGTTACACCAACAATAAACGCTACTACAGGAGCGGTAACTTATACTGCGTCTAACCCAAGTAACGGTGATATAATAACAGGGGTTGTACTTAGAGACTTTATGACTAATGGGCCTACTAAAAAAGCTGATGGCACATATGAAACAGATGCTGCTAAATTAGTATTTGATGTAAAAGTAAGACCTAATAGCTTTACTGCTGTAATGACAATAACAAAGGGTAGCGTTGATTATCCTATAATTATGTTAAAAGCACCTGAAGGCTTACAACAAGAATACAAATGGGCTACAGGTGATGTTATTAAAGTTAACCCTGTGGTTGCTGCACTTATAACTAACGGATAAAAAATAAAAAAATGAAAATAATAGTAAAAGATAATTTACCAGGTGTTCAAGTTGATGCAAAAAAATCAACAGAAGCAGTAACAAAACCCATAACTAGAAAAGTTAAAGAAGCTCAAAAAGGAACTTTATTAAAAAATAAATAATGGCAAGAATCAGTACATATACGATCGACTCAGTAATTGAGGGATCTGATAAGCTTTTGGGTACTGATGCAAACTCAAGTTCCGCATTAGCAACCAAAAATTATACTATAAACGACTTAAAGGCCTTTATAAATGGTGACCAAACAACGGCAGCCATACCAGACGTAGTGCCTTTAGGTTTTGCACTCTCTGTTAATAGAGAAGGTACGGCATTTGAAAAAGCACAAGTTAGAACACTTGCAGGATCTGTGTTAACTAATGTCGTATTAAAAAGCAGCACTGTAAATACTGGTGCAGAAATTTATTTAAACACACTTGGTACAGGCCAAGTTTTTTTAATTATACGTGATTATAATGATGGTTCGTTTGGCGTAGACTTTGACTTTCAAGCGTTTGCAGATAATTCAGCAACATTTACAGGTGTGCTCGGAGGTGTTACTTATACAGGCACCGTAACCTCTTTTAATCCAGGCACATTTACAAATGATAGTCCCGCGGCAAATGATAGCAAATATGTAACATCAGGAAGTAATAAATACACTGAATTTTGTTTTAATGTAACTCTTGATGCTGGACAAACATATACAGGTGGTCAAGTAGCATTTACATCATTTACATTTTTAACAGGTGCGCAACAAGTTGAAACACAAGTAGTAGGTGGATTAAAAATTACAAGAGGGTTAAATATTGAAGGAGATGTCGTAATTGGTACAGATACACCAGATACAGATCCTCAATCACTTACAGTGCACGGACCTATAAAAATTACAGATACCGAAGGAAGTATTGAATTTGGTGATACAGCACCAAATGTTACTTTAACAACCGACGGAACAAATTTAAATATAGGCGGTAACGGTGTAAATGTAATATCTAATGATACTAGATTTACACAAGATATTGTAAAAGATACAGATACAACCGCTAATAATGGTAGAACTATAATGGGTCAAAACTCATTTACTGCTATTAATACAGATGGTACACGTTCTGTATTATCATCTACAGGTATTTCATTACAAAATTCTTCAGGTGTTCCCACAGGAGCACAAATTGTACCAGTAGCAGGTAATCCTTCAAGTTTATCTGGCCTTACAGATCAAGGCACATTATCACAACTACAAGTCGGCACAGATTATTATGATTTGCCAGAATTAACATCAGGTGTTGCAACAGCACTTCCTGGTCTTTCAGAAGCTTTAGCTGGGCCTTCTGGAAATATAACTATGGGTAGATTATTCTATGGTATAAGACAAAGTAATGGTGCTTTATTTCAAGCTGCCACTTCACCCGCAAGTTTTTCAGGAATAACAATATCATCTGGTGCAACAAGTGTTGTTTTATCTTCATCAAATCATACAGCTATAAAAACATTATTTGATGCAACACCCACAAATCAAGCATTATATTTTGTAGAAAGCACATATACTACTGCTTTTCCTTCTGTAGGTGGTTTAATAAATGATACTTCAGTTAATATTTATCAAATAGTATCTGAAACACAAAGTAATTTATCTATAATATTTGGTAAACAAGGAAATGGTATAATTACAATTAATACTAGTGAATTTAATGTTAATTCAGAGGTATTTAAATTAAATGATATACCTAATGCGGCTAAACCAAATTTCTTACAATATGACACATCTACTAAAGCTGTTTCGCATGCTCCAATAAATATAACAGCTGCTGCAAATGGTGTTACATATGATTTTGGTGGTAATAATGATGTACCTGTAGTTTCTATAAATTTTGATAATTTACAAATTACAGCTCCTGCAAATGGACAAGTTGTATTAAAGCAAGGCTATGCATATGGAGGTGCACTTACTGCAAATACAACAGTAGAAAATTTTAAACATTATATATTAGATGCAATATCAGCTGATAAAACTGTAAGTTTACCGGCAGGTTCAGCGGGTAGCAGCATAAGATTTACAAACATGTCGTCACTTAATTCAAGTGGTGGTTATGCAGCTTCATCTTATGTATGGACAATAAACCCAAATGGGTCAGAAAAAATAATGAGATCTACATCTCTTGTACTTGATGAATCAACAGCTTCATTTGAACTGTTTTATTCAGACGCTACAAATGGTTGGATCGTAAACGGAATAAGCTAATGGGACTAACAATAGATATGCCGGTTGCCGGACTTTTAAGTCCTGCTGGCGCACAAGGTTTTATAATAACCGGAAATACTACGGCTGTAGAAAATGGAATTTATATAATACAAGGATCAAGTACTTTAACGCTCACACTTCCAACAACACCTAGTCAAGGAAGTACAATATTAGTTAAAAATACAGGAACTGGTACTGTAACTGTAAGTTCTGCTGCAAATATAGAAGGTGCAAGTGGTAATGTAACTATGAACACCCAGCATGAATTTATAAGATTTATATATATCTCTGCTTCTTACGGGTATTTAAAAGCATAAATAAATGGCAAATTTAACAGAAATAATAGGTGGTCAGCCTTTTGAATCAGGTACGACCGGAAATAAAAAAAATAACCTACTGGATTTTTGGAGAGGATCACAAGCTCAATATGATGCACTTAAACAAACAAGTGCTACAACAAGTGGTAATCCATCAAGTGCTGCTACTGTAGACTTTACGGTAACATCATCTGGTATATTTAGTGTTGGGCAGACCGTATATGTAACAGGTAGTGGTTCTGGTAATACAACAAGAACAACAGGTACTGTAAATAGCATACCTGATGCAACGAGTGTAGTTATAGCATTTACACCTGCATATACATCAGGAGCGGCTACAGGTTATCAAATAGATCTTTATGATCCTAAAACAATATATATAATAGCATAGATGCCAACTAATTTAGGACACGAAGCAATATCCGCTTTAAAAGTAGGCCATGAAAGTGTTACAGCAGCTTATGCGGGACACCAACAAATATTTCCAAATACAACTACGATACAAAGTGCTAGTTATTATCCGAATAATAATACTATATCTTGTGCAGGAGGAACTAAAACTTTTAGAATAATTGGTGATATTGGAGCAACATATGATTTAACAGGTAGTGGTCTTACAGGTTCATATACTCAAACTAGTGGTACTGTTGATTATAATGTAACAGCTGGTAATGTATGTGGTGTTTGTGATGCCCCGTCGAATACTTATTTAGTTACTTTAACACCTACAGGTAATACAGTTCTACAGGGAGGAGGAGCAACTTTTTCTAATTCTTTTGTTAGACAAGGTGGGCCTGCAACAAATAATTATACAGCATCTATAAGTATAAGTGCTACAAATACAGTTTATAATACAACAACAGTAGGTGGTAATTTATATTGGGCAAATGGAGCTTCTTGGTCTGTTTCTTATAGCTATAGTGGGACATATGCAACTCACGCTTACATTTCTACTTTTGGAAGTGGTACATGGTCAGGTGGAGGACCATCATTTTCAGGTAGCTCAGCAAGCGGAACTGCTACTTATACTATGACTCAAGCCCAACTAAGTATTATGTATTTTAATTTGTATGTGTATTCATCGGGTTGTAATGATGCTTCAAATAGTCCTGCTGGAACCGGTTACCTATATCCATAATGTCTAGAATACAACAACTACCCTTAGATACCACTATCACTGGTGGCGATAAACTAGTAGGAACAGATGTTGGTAATAATAATGCTAGCAAATCATATCAGATTGAAACTATTGCAGCATTTTTTGCGCAAACAGGTGGGGCTGATCCTCTTAGAGCTGGATTACAATATAATTATGCGGGTAAATATTTAAACAATGCAGTAGCATCAGGAGAGTTTAGGTACCAAGTAGATCCTACGGCACCTTCTGCTTTCGGGTGGGCACATATAACCGGTATTGCAGTTAGCCGATATAATAGAAATTTAGTTGATATAAATCCTATAATAGGGTTATTTGTAAATCAATTAATTAGAGTTACAGATGTAGATACATCTAGTAATACAAGCTATGCAATATATGAGGTTAGTGCTAAATCAGATTTAACAAATGCATATTTATTATCCTTAGAGCATAGAGGGAGCGCTGGTGATCCAGTTGGAGGTGTTACATCAATAGCACCATCGGGGTTTACAAATGAAACAACATTTACTTTTACACAAGGCAGTGCAAGCAATACTTGGACAATAAATCATAATTTAGATAGATTTCCAAGTGTTACTGTAGTTGATAGCTCAGATAACATAGTTGTAGGTGCTGTAACATATAATAATTCAAATCAGATTGTGATTACTTTTACAGAAACAGTAATAGGAAAAGCATATTTAAACTAAAAAAAATGGCAATAAAATATTTAAATAATCTCGATCTAAACAAAAATCAATTACAACAGGCTGTAATACAGACTGCATCTTCGGATCCGTCTTCACCTGTTGCGGGACAAATATATTATAATACTACAGATAATGTTCTTAAGTTTTATAATGGTTCTGCTTTTGTAAGTGCAGGCGGAGATTTAACAGCTATAACAAGTGCTACAACAAATCAACTCACTATAGCTAATAATACAGGCCCAATACCTGCATTAACTATTGTAACTGGTGCTGTTGCAAATAATGGTACAGCTCTTGCTACAGGAGATCAAATATATGATTTTGTAACAACAGGTATTAACGCAAGAATACAAAATGTTACAGATCCAACAAGTGCACAAGATGCTGCAACTAAAGCATACGTAGACAGCGTTGCTACAGGGCTATTAGAATATAAAGGTGCATACAATGCGTCAACAAATTCGCCTGCGTTAACAGGTGGTTCTAATATTGCTAGTGATAAAGGAGACACTTATACAGTAACTGCTGACGGCAGTTTTTTAGGCGAGCAAGTTAGAATAGGTGATTTAATTATAGTTGAAGTAGCAATAGCCGCTAGTTCAACACCTGCTTTAGCAGATTTTACAATTGTTCAATCTAATGTTGATTTAGCAACTGCTGCCGCAACATCAGGCGCAACAGTTAAAGGTATTTCAGGATATGACTCAAATAACTTTTCTGTATCGGGAGGTTTTGTATCACTTAAGAAGTTTTCAGCTAGTATAGGTGACGGATCAAATACTTCATATACAGTAAACCATGCACTTGGGTCTAGAGACGTTATTGTACAATTATTTGACAATTCGTCTTATGATACTGTTATTGCGGATGTTGTAAGAACAGATATAAACAATGTAACAATTTCGTTTACAGTAGCACCATCTACAAATGATATAAGAGTACTCATACAAAAAATTTAATACATGGGTCTAAAATTTAAGTCGCCATTAGAGCTTTCTGGACACCGAGCAATACAACATACAGATGTTGCTCAGACTCTTGTAGTTAAGGTTGTAACTAAAACTAATGCTCATCCAGAGTATGGTAATGGTAGTACTTATGGTTACACTATAGATGGTATTGAGGGTGCATACCTAGAATTTACACCTGGTAATACGTATAAATTTGATCAAGCAGATAGTTCTAATGCTACTCATCCTTTAAGATTTTATGAAGATGCTGCAAAAACAACTGCTTATACAACAGGCGTAACTACAAGCGGTACCCCTGGAAGTTCAGGTGCATATACACAAATTATACCAACAACATCTACGCCGCCAATATTATTTTATCAGTGTAGCGCGCATTCTCTTATGGGCAGCTATGTTAAATTTGGCACAGGTACTGTTGGTGATACATATTCTATAGACGTTACCCAAGATGGTAATAATGTAGATTTAAAATTAGATGCGGCAAGCGGTACAGATTCAACTGTACAGCTTACTGCTGGTAATAATATAACACTTACTAGAAATAGTGCACAAGAAGTTGAAATAGAGGCTTCAGGCGGTGGTATAACAGTACAAGAAGAGGGGTCTTCTCTTTCAACTGCGGCAACTACATTAAATTTTACAGGTTCTGCGGTAACTGCTTCAGGTACAGGTGCTACAAAAACAATTAACGTAACAGGTGGGGCAATAACTGTACAAGATGAAGGTAGTGCATTATCTACTGCTGCATCAACTTTAAATTTTACAGGTTCAGGAGTTACAGCATCCGGTAATGGTGCTGTTAAAACTATTAATGTTACAGGTGGTGGAAGTAGTGGCACAGTAACAATTGAAAAAAATGTATATACAGGCGATGGATCAGACGTTACATTTGATACGACAACTGCAATTGCTAATGAAAATAATGTACAAGTATATTTAGATGGAGTTTATCAATCTAAAGATAATTATACAACAAGTGGAAGCACTGTAACAATGTCTACAGCTCCTGCTAATGGCACATCTGTAGAGCTTATACATATGGTGTCTACATCAGGAGTTATTGCAAGAGATAGTTTTACTGGTAACGGTTCAACTACGGCATATGTGCTTTCTATGAGCATTTTAAATGAAAATGCTACACAAGTATATTTAGATGGTGTATATCAAAGTAAAGACAATTATTCAACTTCTGGCAGTACATTAACGTTCTCCACCGCTCCACCGAACGGTACTGCTATAGAAGTTGTTCACATAAAAGCAGTTAGTGCTTCATCTTTAAATCAAAATAATTTTACAGGTGATGGATCTACAACAGCATTTACATTATCTCAAAGTATTGACGATGAAGCTAAAACATTTGTATTTATACAAGGTGTTTATCAAGAAAAATCAACTTATAGTATATCAGGTACAACGCTGACATTTACAACAGCACCCCAAAATGGTTATACAGTAGAGGTTATGGCATTTAGTACTATAACAATTAGTAATCCTTTAACTGTAGCCGACGGTGCTATAACAACTGCTAAACTTGCAAATGATGCAGTAACTAATGCTAAAGTTGGAACTGAGTTTACAACTGCCAGTGCTTTAACTGCTGGAGCAACTATTGCAGTAGATTATACATCAGCTCAAATATTTACATTAACGCCAGGACAAAATACAACACTTAATATAACAAATCCAGTTATAGGTGTTTCAAAAGCTTTTATAATAACAGGAACAGGTAGCTCATATACAATTACATTTAATGTTGGAGGTAGTGCAGGAACATTTAATAAAATTATTGGTGATTATGATGATACCTCTGGAAAGAAAAATTTTATTCAAATTATGTGTGTAGGAGCAACAGAATTTTGGTACACAATAAGTCAACCCGCGTAATATGTTTGGAGATACTATAGGCTTAGGAAATTTAGGAGCTGCGGTAATTCCACCCATATCAGATAATTTAGCTGTTCATTTGAATGCAAAAGATGCAACGTCTACAGCAAATTTCAGCAGCGGTACTAATGCAGCAAATACACAATGGGTAGATATATCTGGAAATAGCAGAAACGGTACTTTTGCGGTATATAGTGGTAGTAATGCTTTTAGTTGGGATGCTACAAATAAAATAATAACAACTAATAGTACTACTAAATTATCTCATACTATGCCAAGTGGTTATGGTTCTAACTTTACTATTGAGTTATGGGTTAAAATGCCAACAGCAGGTATTTATGTTCAAAGTGCTGCTATGTATACAGGAGGAGGATTTATAAATTATATACAAGCACCCGGTACAAATGATGATTTGCAATGGGCTAGTTATACTGGAACAACAGATTATTATAACCCAACTGTTGATGTAAGTGTAGGAGTATGGCATCAAATAGTTCAATCATATAGTAGCAATATAAGATACGGATGGATAGATGGATCTTCGGTAGCAACTTCTACAAGGGGATCTGGGAGAACTGCTGCTGGTGCTAACGCATCAATAGATTATGGGTTTTTACCATGGGGATCTAGTAATAGTTTTGTATTAGATTTAGGGATAATAAGAGTATACACCGACACATTAACTAACGCAGAAGTATTGCATAACTATAATGCAAATAAAAGTGATTTTGGTTTATCGTAAACAAAATAAATAATTATGGCACACTACGCTTTTTTAAATATGCAAAATATCGTTACTGAGGTAATAGTTGGTAAAGACGAAACAGATGGCCCAACAAATTGGGAAATGCATTATGGTAACATTCGTGAACAAGTTTGTAAAAGAACTTCTTATAATACATCAGCGGGTGAACATAAATTAGGAGGTACACCATTTAGAAAAAATTATGCTGGTATAGGATATACTTATGACTATTCAAGAGATGCATTTATACCACCTAAACCTTTTGATAGCTGGGTATTAAATTCTGATAAATGTATATGGGATCCTCCTGTAGAATATCCTAATGACGGTAAACAATACACATGGAATGAAGAAAATAAACAATGGAATTTATTAGATGGCGCAAACTAAAGTAAAATCCGAATTAATAGAAGGAGGTTTAGGTACTGATTGGCAATCTACTATACAAACTTCTAATTTTGCTGCTGAAGCAGGCAAGGGGTATTTTGTAAATACTACATCAGGTGGTGTAACATTAACTTTACCATCTTCGCCTTCTTTTGGAGATGAAATTTCAGTTGTAGATTATACAGGTACTTTTAGTACGTATAACTTAACTATTAATGCTAATGGCAATAAAATAAGAGGAGGCCAAACTAATAAAGTTTTAAACGCAAACAATAAAGCAGTAAAATTAGTATTTACAGATTCAACTGAAGGCTGGGTTATAGCTAGTAGTGCATCACATGATGATTTAGGTGCACCCACTTATAGTATAGAAGCTTTAATTGTAGCAGGTGGTGGTGGTGCTGCCCAAGGTGCTGGTAATGGTGGAGGAGGAGCTGGTGGATTGTTAACAGGTACAATTGCCAACCAGTCTTCTGGCGTTCAATACACTATAACTGTTGGTGCAGGTGGTGCTATTGCAAATAGTGGTTATCATACAGCAGGTAATGATGGTAATAATTCTATAATTGCTATAGCAGGTGGATCAACTCATACTTCAAACGGCGGTGGTAGAGGTGGTGCTGGCACTAGCACACCAGTCGCAAATCCTGGTGGTTCAGGCGGTGGAGGAGGAGGTGCTACTATAAATGGTACAAACACAAATGGAGGAGCTAGTAATCAAACAAACTCTGCACCTTTAACAGGACACGGTAATGCTGGTGGTAATGGTACTGGATACAACGATTATATAGGCGCAGGAGGTGGTGGTGCAGGTGCATCAGGTGGGGTTCCCTCAGGGTCATATCCGAATATACAAGGTGGTGATGGTGGTGTTGGATTAACTTCAACTTTAATTTCAGCAACAAATGCATCTAGCCAAAGTGTAGGAGAAGTAAGCGGAAACGCTGTATATTTTGCTGGAGGTGGCGGCGGCGCAGCTTATAGCACTGCAGATTGCGGAGATGGTGGATTAGGTGGTGGCGCTGATGCTGTTACTGGTTCTAATCCTGGTAATGCAGGTACTGCAAATACAGGGGGTGGTGGTTCTGGAACTCAATATGGTAGTCAAGGAAGCGGTGGCCCTGGAGGTTCAGGAGTAATAATTCTTAAAATGCCTACAGCGAGCTATTCAGGAACAACAACAGGATCACCTGGCGTTGTTACAGAGGGAACAAATACAATATTAGTTTATAAAGCATCAGGAACATATACGACTTAATTAATAAATATGGCATTAACAAAAATAACATCAAAAGTATTAGGCGATGAGTTTACAACATCATCCGCATTGTCGGGTACTGCAATAGATTGGACTGCATCACAGGTGTTTACAAAAACTTTAAGTGGTGCTACAACATTTACATATACTAACGATGAAATCGGTATGGTTAAAGATCTTGTTTTAACAGGTGATTATGCAATTACTTGGCCAACTGGTACTAAAATAATAACAGGTACTTATGACGGCTCTGTAACTAATTTATTACAAATAGTTAAAACAGCAGCAGGACAATACTGGTTATCAATTTCAAAAGAAGCAACATAATGATAGCAATAGAAAAATCAGGAACAATACAAACTTTTAATAGGCTTCCAAATGAATGGAATGATGAAAAAGGGTATCATATTAATTTTAGAAAAGTAAGCAATAAAGAAGACTATGGGTTTTATGATGTTGTAACTCCTGAATATGATAAAGTAACACAACAGTTATCACCAATATTTTGGGATGCTGATAATAAAGTATTTACATATACAGTAAGTAATATTGATTTTGATGCTACGTATCCAGAATTAGACGAAGAAGGCGAAGAAACAGGTAAAACAATATCTGTATATGATAAAGATAAATTAAAAGCAGATATTATTGTTACTGTTAAAGCTGATGCAAATCGTTTGCTTGCACCAACTGATTGGTATTCAAGTAGAAAATCAGAATTAGGTACTGCAATACCAGATAGTGTGCTTGCAGATAGAAAAAAAATTAGAGATAAAGTAGACGCTATAGAAGCAGAAGTAGCAGCACTTACAACTGTTGAATCAATATTAAAATATACTTATAGCTTTAACGATTAATGTTAGGTAAAAGAATTATTAATACAGGTGCAGTTTCCTGTACTACAGATACTACGCAAATATTAAATGCAGGTACAACTCAATCTTTAGCTTTATATAGATTTGAAGACAATGCTAACGATACTGCGTCTAGTACTGGTAAATTTGGTAAAGGGGCTGTATTTAACGCATCAAATTCATCTATAGATTTTTCTCCTAGTAGTCCTACAATATTTACTGATTCAGGAGGTACAATATCATTTTGGATAAAACCTAATACTGTTAGTGCAAATCAAGATATTTTTGTAACCTCTCCAAACGGAGGTTGGTCATCACCTTATGGACAAATTATAAGATTAGGTTCAAACGGAAAGATGCAATTATATCAATATAGTACAGGTGGTGGTAATGCTTTAACTAATAATCCTTTAGAATCAACTGCACTAACTGCTAACACATGGTCGCATGTTGTACTTACTATGCAAGGAAATGCAAGTGGCAATAATGTAAAATATTATCTTAATGGTTCACTTTCTGGTAGTACCACATTATCTTCTGCAGCTCCTAATGCTAATAGTAATATGCAATTACGTATGGGTTATAGAAATGATGGGGGTATACAAAATCCTTATAATGGAATATTAGATCAAGTACGAATATTTAATAAAGAATTAAGTTCGTCTGAAGTTACAACTCTTTATAATGAAACCTTATCTACTGTAGATACTTTACAAATATTAGGAGATACAAGCTGTATTGCAACATATAGATTTGAAGGAAATGCAAATGATTTATCTACAAACTATAATGGAACAGCATCAAATATAATATATGATTATAGTGGTACTGCATCTAATGTAACTTATACTACAGGTAAATTTGGAAAAGCCGGTGTATTTAATGGTAGTAGTGCCGCAATTGAACTTTCAAGCTTATCTACAATGTTTGGTTCAAAAACAAGTTATACTATAAGTGCTTGGTTTAAAACATCTGCTACTGGTAATAGAGCAATTTTTGATGATTATAATTATACTAATCAAAATCTTGGTCTTTATTTATATGATGGTGTAATGAATTTTTTTGCTAGATATAATAATTCTGATACATCAGGTATAACCTCTGGATCAACTACTTATAATGATAATAATTGGCATCATGTAGTAGCTACATCTGATCAAACTACCGGAAAACTTTATGTTGATGGACAATTAATTGCTAGTGGTGCAATGCCTTCACCTTCATATTCTGGAGGTTCACCGGTTCCTAGTATTGGGAAACAACAACATCCAGGCAGTAGTACCTATAGTTGGTTTGATGGAAGTATAGATCAATATCGAATATTTGATCATGCAATAACTCCAGCTCAAGTAACTGCTCTTTATAATGAAACCGCAACGTCAGTAGCATCAGGAACAATAGATAATCCATCCACTGTTGCATATTATAAAATGGCTGATAGTACAGATGAAACTGGATCTTATGATGGAACACCAACAGATGTAGATTTTAATGTTATAGGTAAATATGGTTTTGCAGGTTTATTTAATGGAAGCAGCAGTAAAATAAATGTATCTACTACAGATACAACTCCATTTGATCCTTCTAGCAAAAATTTTAGTATTTCACTTTGGGTGAACTTCAATAGTTTTAGCAATGATGATGCTTTAATTTCTAAATGGGGTGGAAGCAATACCACAAAAGCTTTTTGGTTAGGATTGCAAGGTACTAGTAGCACTAATAATAAATTAGTTATTTATGAAAGAGATGGTGGCACTAATAGTGATTATCTTGGAACCACAGCTTTAACTGCGAGCACTTGGCATCATATAGTTTATGTAAGAACCGCATCACAAATATTATTATATATAGATAATACAGCACAAACATTTTCAGCTACTAATGCGATTAACTCAGGGTCTACACAAACTCTAGTTATAGGCCAACAAGAAGGTTATGGATCAACTACTGTTGATGGTAAAATGGATCAAATTCGGTTATTCAACAGAGCAATTAGTGCTGAAGAAGTTACAACACTTTATAATGAAATACAATGTGCTAATACTATAACTACACCTGAAGATTATTTTCAAACAAAACTATATACTGGAAATGGCGGAACTCAAGCTTTAACAGGTGTAGGTTTTGCTCCAGATATGACTTGGATTAAAGCTAGATCAGTAGGCTATTCTCATTCATTGCAAGATACTTCAAGGGGTCCTGGTACTTCAACTTCTATATATCCAGATTTAAATTCAGCTGAAGGAACTTATGGCGCGTACGGACAAATTAGCGCTTTTGGTGCAGATGGTTTTACTGTAGCAAGTGGGGGTCATGGAACTTATCCTACCGCGCAAGTAAATCAAAACGGGGTTACTTATGCATCATGGAACTGGAATGCCGGAGGAATAACACATAAATCAGCTCTATTTAACGGAAGTAATTCACAAATTACACTTCCTGCGGCTCTAAGTGATGGTTTAACAACAGATACAAATTGTATATCTTTTTGGTTTAATGTAGGTGCAGAAGTAACATCATCGTCATCATCCAATGAAATAATGAGCTTTTCTAAATCTGGTAGTAATACTGGTAAAATTGCTCTTGGTTCTACAACAGGTAATTTTAGCAATGAAACATTTTCAGTTACATCGGATGTAGCAAATCAATATACATATATTACAGAAACTATACCAGCTGGATGGAATCATGCTGTAGTGCAATGGAATTCGTCTACAACTAAATGGGATATATATATAAATGGACAAGCTAAAAGTACTTCAACTTTTGGAACAAATGAACAAGGTAAATTATTATTAAATTTTGGTAAACGAAGTTCATATTATTATAATGGAAAATTAGATCAAGTTAGAGTATTTAATAGGTCTTTAAACCAAAATGAAGTTACAACGCTTTATAATGAAACTTTATCTACTATAAATACTTTACAAATATTAGGGGATACAAGTTGTATTGCTGCATACTCTTTAGGAATTAATGCTAATGATTTATCTACAAACTATAATGGAACTGCAAGTAATATAGTTTTTGATGTTCCAGGGCATTTAACTGAAGATAATAACGGAACAATTAAAAGTGAAGTTATTGCATCACAAGAATCTGGATTTAGTGTTGTAAAATATACAGGAAATGGTACAGCTGGGGCTACCGTTGCTCATGGTCTTGGAGTTAAACCGGCTATGATCATATGGAAAAATGTAGATGCTACAGCAAATTGGCTTGTTTATTCTCCACTTATAGGTAACGATTCACAATGGTTATATTTAAATTTAAATAGCGCAGCACAAACAAGTGGTAGCACAAATGAATATCCAACATATAAAGTAGACCCAACATCATCTGTAGTAACTGTAAATGGTTCAGGTTCATCTAATAATATAAATATATCTGGGCAAGATACAATTATGTATTGTTTTGCAAATATAGACGGTTACCAACGTATAGGCTCTTATGTTGGAAATGGTTCAGCAAATGGCCCTTTTGTTTTTACAGGATTTGAACCAGCTTGGTTATTAATAAAACAAACATCATCGTCAGGAAATGATTGGGCTATTTACGATAATAAAAGAAATACAACTAATCCAAGATTTAAATTTTTAGCTGCTAATTCCAGTGCTGCCGAAACTAGTACTAACGCATCTAATTATCCAATATTAGATTTTTTAAGTAATGGATTTGTAATAAAAGGTACAGATGGTAGGGTGAATACAAACGGTAGCAGTTATTTATTCTGGGCTATAGCTGCAAATCCAGATACTACAGCGCCAACTAAAGCTAATAGTTTTAAAACTAAAATATATACAGGTACAGGAAGTACACACGCTATTACTGGATTAGGATTTAAACCAGATTTTATATGGACGAAAAATAGAGATACTACAGATAGCTCTGCACTTGTAGATTCTGTAAGTGGTATTATTTCGCCAGCACCATATTTAGCAAGTAACTCTACTGCTGCACAAGCTACATCTAGTAACATGCCTACATCAGTACAAGCAGATGGTTATACAATTACTGGAGCTGGAGGTAGAACAAATACCAGTGGAGAAGATTATGTATCTTGGAACTGGAAAGCATTAGATCATGATAGAAATTTAGCTTCTATAAATAATGATGGAGGAAATCCTACTGTGGTAAGTGTTAATGAAGCGGCTGGATTTGGTATAGTAACAGGAAGGATTGCTGCTAGTGGATTTGCAGTAACTTCAGGGCATGGTTTTGAAGTTAAGCCTGAGCTTATAATTTACAAGCCAATAACTATGACTGCTCACTTTTATGCTTATTCAGAATATGGTGGATCTTTATTAGGTACTAATAATGTTTTAAAATTTAGTGGTAGTGATGCAGCATCTTCTGATTCGTTATTTAATATAACAAATACAACATTTGTAGCAGGTGCAACAGCGTCAGCCCACAATTTTATAGCATATTGTTTTCGCTCAATCTCTGGATATAGTAAAATAGGCACATATTCGGGGTCGGGAAATTCACAAACTATATATGTAACAAGTAATGGTACATCTTCTGGTAGTGGTGGTTTTCAGCCTGCTTGGCTATTAATAAAAAACATAACCTCAGGAAGTTCAAATTGGATGATATATGATGCAGTTAGGGATACTGATGGTACATTAAGTTTGTTTTTAGAAGCAAATACAAGTGATGCCGAAGCTTCTGCATCAACTGCAACTATTACACCAATATCAAATGGTTTTACAATAGGAAACTCGAATTCGGGACATATAAATGATAGTACAGATAATTATTTATATATGGCTTTTAAATAAAATTAAATGAGTAATAAAAAAAAATTTAAAGATACCGCGGTTGGTAAATTTTTATTAAATAAAATTCCAAACGTAGTCGGATCAATAGCGGGTGACTCTCCTATTGGTTCCGTTATACAAGCTATTATTGGTGGATCAGATATGAGTGAAGCTGATAAAGAAATAGCATTAAAAAAATTAGAATTAGAAAGAGCAGAAATAGATGGTACTACAAAAAGATGGGTTGCAGATGCTAGATCAGGATCGTGGCTTGCGTCAAACGTACGGCCATTAACATTAGTTTTTTTAACAGTAAGTTATGTAGTTGGATGGTATTTAGGTTATCCATTAGAAAATATAACCGGTTTGTTAACAATAGTAATCGGAGGTTATTTCGGTTCACGAGGAGTTGAAAAAGTATTTGGGAATAATAAACATAGATAAAAAATGCAAGATCTAAAAATATATGGGATCAGTCTCGGAGGTATAACCTTTTCAATTATGCCGGATATAAATCCGATGCTACAAACCGTAGTTTTACTTTTAACAATAATATATACTATAATTGGCATAACACAAAAATTAAAAAAGTAAATGAAATATTTTAATCCATCTGAATTTAGTAATTTTGAAATGATGGACGAAAAACTTCTTGAAATGTTAGATAATCTTCGAGAAGCATATGGTGGACCGTTAAAATTAACTTCTACCTATAGAAGTCCAGATCATCCTATAGAAGCAAAAAAGAAAGCACCGGGTGAACATGCCTATGGCGCTGCAGTTGATATAGCTTCTGTGGGTGGTGAAAAAACATTTAAATTAGTTAAAGCCGCAATAGAGGTTGGCTTTACAAGAATAGGAGTTAGTAGAAAAAATAATTTTGTGCACGTGGGTATCGGTTATCCTGATGCACCTCCAATAACACTTTGGACATATTAATTAAATGAAACAGTTTTTAATTGAATTTAGTATAATTGCAATAATATTTATAGGCCTAAAAATTTTTTGGAATGATACCATTAAATATTGGTTGGGGCAATCAATAATAGGGATTAATGCATTTGCATGTATGTTATATATGTTTGGTGTATTTAATCAAGCCATTCCAGCAGAGTTAGCTTATCCTAAGATATTTTTACACGGCATTGTTGCTATAATAATTCATACTTTATTTAATTTACAAAATAATAAAAAATGAAACTAATAAGAAAAATATCAATAGGGCAAGACTATAAAAACGAAGCTATGCATTATTCTGTAGGGCAAGAAGTATATGGTGGCCATACTATATGTGACATTATAGAAGAAGATAAATCATATAAGATATTTATTAAAAAAAATGACGAGGTGTTGCCATGGAAACATTTTAATTCTAATATGGCAATATCTGTTGAATATAATTTAGACTATTAAATTGAATACTGAAGATCTTATAATACTAAGTATAGCGTTTGGATGGATTATGTTTTGTTTTGTAGGATGGTTAATAAATAAACAATGAGATCAATTTATAATTATATTATATCCTGTAACACCAGATACAATAATTCAAAACAAATAGACAATAAAGAGTTAATATTAAATACAGAAATAACAGAAAGAGATTATCATTTTGTTAATAGAATAGGTGAAATATTATCAACACCGCTTCTTATAAAAACACCCGCTAAAAAAGGTGACAAAGTTATACTACATCATAATGTATTTAGAAGATGGTATGATATAAGAGGTAAAGAAAAAAACTCTTCTGCATTTATAAATGAAAATGAATATTTTGTTTCGCCTGAAGAAATATTTGCTTATAAAAATAATGATAATTGGAAATGTTTTGACAAATTTTGTTTTGTTAAGCCCCTAAAAGATGTCTCTAAATGGAGCGTTTTAAAAGAAAAAAAATTATTAGGTAAGCTTGTGTATAGCAATGAGTATTTAAATGAATTAGGGATAGCCTGTGGAGATGTGGTGGGCTTTACACCTGACTCTGAATATGAGTTTAATATAGAAAATCAAAAATTATATAGAATATTATCAAATCAGATAACATATGTCAAGAACACAAAGAGTAATTGATGCTTCAGAAAAAGCTTTAGTTGAACTTGAAAAAGTAATTAGACAAGAAATAAATTTAAAAGAATTAGACCCTGAAAAAGCAAAAATAGCGGCGCAAGCAAAATGGGTTGCAATAGATGATTCTTTAAAAATAATAGAAAAAATAGAACAGCTTTCTGATAGTAAAAAAGAAAATAAATCTGTAAAATTTTTAGGTGTAGAAGATAGAATAAAATAATGTATAAACAAAATTTATATTCAATTCACACAAGCCATTTAGACGATAAAAAAATAAAAAATCAAAACAGATATAAAAAATTCAAACCCGGGTATAATGAGGAACTTGATTGTGTTATAATAAGTAAAGACGGTACAATAGGTGATATATATAAAATTCAAGGTCTAAAGGTAGCAATACCTAAAATTCCAAAACAAATAAATGGATCTGATTTAAAAAAAGAAGATCAAGTGTTTATTAAACAGGAAAGACCACAATCACTTAATAGAATAAAAACCATATATGATTTTAAACAACATAAAGAAGATCTTAAAGAAAAGTACTATAAGTATATTGATACTGAGTTTAATTATCGTAACGATGGTTATTGGTTCATGTGCAACGGGATACCAACTTTCATTACAGGGTCACACTATATCTACCTCAACTGGACTAAGATCGATGTGGGATCACCAGATTTTAGGCAGGCAAATAGATTATTCTTTTATTTCTGGGAGGCCTGTAAACTGGATTATAGATCCTATGGAATGTGCTACCTCAAAAATAGACGGTCTGGTTTCTCCTTTATGGCGAGTTCAGAAGTTGTCAATATTGCAACCACTACAAAGGATTCAAGGTTTGGGATATTATCAAAGACAGGAGCTGATGCGAAGAAGATGTTTACAGACAAGGTGGTACCTATATCCACGAATTACCCGTTCTTTTTCAAACCAATACAGGACGGTATGGAACGTCCCAAAACAGAATTATCCTATAAGGTCCCATCAAGAAGGCTCACGAGAAATACCATTAGAGCCGCGGGAACCGAGGAGGATACACCAACCGGATTGGATACAACGATCGACTGGAAGAATACCGGTGACAACTCCTATGATGGGGAGAAACTACAACTTCTCGTCCATGATGAATCGGGTAAATGGGAAAGGCCGGACAACATCCTCAATAACTGGAGGGTTACAAAAACGTGTCTACGTCTCGGGTCGAAGATAGTTGGAAAATGTATGATGGGCTCTACTTCTAATGCGTTAGATAAAGGTGGAGATAATTTTAAAAAATTATACTATGACTCAGACGTTACAAAACGAAATAAGAATGGCCAGACTTCAAGTGGATTATATTCTTTGTTCTTACCTATGGAATGGGGTTACGAAGGATTTATCGATAAGTATGGGTATCCTGTATTCAATACACCATCAGAACCGGTTGAAGGAATTGATGGCGAAAAGATATACACAGGGGTTATCGAGCATTGGGAAAATGAAGTTGATGGCTTAAAAAATGATTCAGATAGTTTAAATGAATATTATAGACAATTTCCAAGATCTGAAAAACATGCTTTTAGAGATGAAACATTAAATTCATTATTTAATCTTACAAAAATATATGAACAAATAGATTATAATGAAGAAATGACAGCTAAAGGATATGTAGTTAGAGGAAATTTTAGTTGGGAAAAAGGTGTTAAAGATTCAAGTGTTAATTGGATTCCACAAAAAAACGGTAGGTTTTATATAAGCTGGACACCACCTAAATCTTTACAAAATAATATTATTGAAAAAAATGGTATAAAATATCCTGGCAATGATGGGTTAGGTGCTTTTGGGTGTGACTCTTATGATATATCAGGTACTGTAGGTGGGCAAGGGTCAAACGGTGCATTACATGG